TAATAAATGAAAGTACCAGTATTAATAGTAGGAGAATCAGGTTCAGGAAAGTCAAGTAGTTTCCGTAACTTAGACCCAGATAAGACAGTTATATTAAACACAGAGAAGAAACCTATGCCATTCAAGAACTTTAATCAGTTTAAGAATATAGACATCTCTTCAGTAAAGAAGTTCAATACAGTTATGGCAGAGCTAAAGAAAGATGAGAAGTATGATTACGTAGTAATTGATAGCCTTACAAGCTTGACAGAACTAGTAAACAAATATACAGAGATTACCTTTAATGGTTTTGAAATCTGGAAGCAGTACAACAGTCATATCTATGATGCACTACAAAGCATTAAAGACTTACCACAACAAGTATTTATAACAGCTATACCAGAGTATCTTGAGAAGTCTCTAGGAGAGATGAAAGGTTATGCTAGAGTAAAAGGTAAGGAACTGAAGTATGGTGGAATCGAGAAAGAATTTGCTATTGTATTATGGACTCATCTTGTAGAGGATGAAGATGGTATAGTAACTGATTACACATTCAACTATACACCTAATAAACATAACAGTGCTAAGTCACCATTTGAGTTACTAGATGGTACAGTACAGAACGATGCTAAAACTTTATCAGACAAGATAGATGAGTACTACAAGTAGTCATCAAACAAGATTACTAGGCTTTCTATCTAAAGAGGTAGGTGGTCTTGGGTTATCTAATAGTCAGATAAAAGATTTCTCTAATCAGCTCAAGGTACTTGGCATCATAGACATGTCTAAGTCCAGTACACAAGAGTGGCTAATGAGTGACAAGGTGGGTCAATCGACTCTAATAACAGTGGGTACTTGGTATTCACTTGGTTTGTTATCTAAGATAGCAGATATAAAAACAATTACAGAAGGTAAATAAGATGATAGAATTTAATTTTGACGAAGAGTTAGTAGAAGAAGCAGAAGCAACTGGTGGTTCATTTGGAACTATGAATACTGGTATATATAAAGTTACAGTAAATCATGCTGCATTAGATAAGACATCTAAAGGTAACAATACAATAGCGCTAGATGTAACAACAGAAGATGGACACAGAACAACTATCTGGTCAGCATTTGGTACAATAGATAAAACATGGGCTTCAGGTTCTGAGAACTTTGGATACAAAGACTTCCAAGCTTTTATGTCAGCTTGTGGAGCTAAAACAATTACACCTACACCATTCACTCTAAAGAAAGATGATGGTACTGTTATCAAAGAACTAAGTGTTGTTAAAGAGCTACATGGTGCTAAGTGTACTCTAGCTATCCAGAAAGAACTTGATATCTATAATGGTCAAGAGAAGGAACGTAACCTTATTCATTCAAGTTACAATGCTAAAGGTCAAACATATCTTGAAGCTAAGTCAGGTTCTCCAGCAGAGAAGGTAGATAAAGTAGCCGCAAGATTGAAGATAAAGTATCTAAAGCATACAAAGCACAAGGTTCAGCAGCTGTTCCTTTAGCTGAAGAAGAGATGACTGGTTTACTTTAGTAACTTGACCTGATGATGTCATTAAACTCATTCATTGTATATCCTTATCATTTCAGAGTGGCTTCACTAAAAGTCTCATTTTTCAACCTTGTTAGATACACCACATCGTCTTCGAACTTAGTTTTACGTGAACTAAAGATGTGGTGTAATGTAATAAGATTACAGAAAGAAGGAATAGTAACATGACAAGTTTCAATAGTATGTCAAAGAACATATATGGTTTAAGGCCTAGGGATGAACAAGATAGAGAGAACATGATGAGGTTTGCTCAACTAGAAATGGAATGTGATGAACACAATGAGATACAGATATCAATGATGAACAGAGACCACCTCTCTAAGACAAAGAATAAGCTATGTGACTCAATGGTTAAGAGATGGAATAAGATGTCTTCTACCATGCTTAAACGCTTGAATAAGAACACATGTAGATACTATCATTTCAACGAACCTAGAGTGTGGTTAGCATCATGAGTTTCTGGACTAAGATATTTGGACATAGGAAACAAGAAGTGATTGATACAATAGCTAACCCATACAAGCTTGAGCCTAGAAAAGCTGTTGTTATATTATCAGATAAAGATAGAGAGCAAGTATGTATTGATAAATCAATAGGTATACCAGTAAACGATATTACTTCTAAATATAATATATCAAGGTCTACTGTATACGCAATAGTTAAGAGAGCTAATAACTGCTTGCAAAGTTAAGTGATTTACCACCCTCATATAATGATTGAAATAGTCTTGCAGTTGAGTTCATCATCTTGTCTATCATCAGGTCATTGTATGTATCCATACCCTTATCTGAATTGTCACCAAGGTACTCAAGTACATAACTAACACCATTAGCTAGGGAGTCTAGTCTATCATCATGTTGTATAGACCTAGCTTCCTTAGTAAGATGGGTAAACTGATATGAGAAAGAGAACTTGATACTAGCTTTAGCATCATCTTCTAGTGCAGTCTTATCCATGATTATTCTGTGCTGATTAAGTATGGGTTCAAGAGTCTCTATAATTCTCTCTTCCTTCTTACCTTTAACCTTGATACCAACTATCTCTACATCAGGTAGATATTTAATCATGTAAGGGTCAAGCATCTTCCTGAAAGAACCATCCCCGTAGTTATCTTCAGTAAGTATAGTTTTAACACCATGCATCTTACACAAGCTTACTATGTTATTAAATGACTCATCACTATAACCAGTTCTCATACCAGTTATCTTCTTAACGTATATCCTAGTATTCAAGGTATACAAGATTGTGATACCCATCTCATCTGCACCTTTACCAGCTGGGTCAATAGACATTAGTTTCATCTCATAAGGTAACTTCTCTACAGATTGATATGAAGCTTTGTATGTTCTGTCAGTCTGGAAACCATTGCTCTTAACGTATACCTTGTTCTCTGGCATAGATGAATACCCAATAGTAACAGAAGCTTCATCATCTTGAACATCAGCTATTATTAAATCAGATAGCTTTAGAGGAAACCTATTGTCATCTGACTCAGATACATCTAGTAGGTATTGTAGTTTGAATTTAGACCTACCAATACGAAGTGACTTCTCTATCAGATATTCTTTGTTAAGTCTCTCATCTACAGCTTGACCTATAATAGATTTATCTTCTTTAATTCTCTTAGCTATATAAGGTGCTAGACAACCAAAGAACTGTGAGTCATCCTCTGGGTACTCTGCTGGTAGAATGAAGCCCTTAGTACCCTTAGTGAGCCAATCAATGTATATAGAACTAGTACTGTGTGGAGTAGCTAGAGTTATAGACTCATCATACCCACTCATCAACAAGTTATGTGCTTCATCTACACCATCTTGTATCTTCTGAGATAGTGGTACAGATGTTACAGTAATGGGAGTTTCAACATCATCTATAATAAGTAGTGTAGCTCTCATACCAGTAATAGTATTACCAGCTCCAGCTGCATAAACACTAGGGCTATCTGAAGCATCAGCTCCAGCTACATCAAATGACTCACCTGATGTTCTTTCTTTGTTAGCTCTAGGTGTCAAGCTTCTAGTTATAGGTAGTAACCCTAGTACCTTCTTTAGAAAGATAGTATAGTTTCTAGCTCTTGAAGACTTAGCAGATAGTACAATGATATGTTCATTAGGGTTTCTAAGTAGTCTCCAGATAACATATATCTGAGATGAAAGTGATTTAGCTATTGACCTCATAGCCCATACTAATCTGTGTGGGTTAGAACCATCAGCTACAAACAATGCTATCTCAAGTTGAGCTCTTGATGGTGAAGGTAAGTTGAGGTATGAGAAACAATAAACATAAAAGATAATAAAGTTGTCTTCTAGGTCAGAGTCTTTCCAGTACTTATCATCTTCATACATAGAACCCCATGTTCTCTCTGCGAAGTATTCAACTGTATCTCTTAGTGACGTAGAACCATTAGGTATCTGCAAGTTTTCTTCTTTCAGTAGCCTCTTTAACTCTTTCTTTAATCTCATCTTCTAGTGATGAACTTGTCTTCTCTTCTGTGATGTTGTTCTGGTTAAGTAGAGAGATGACAGAAGCCATGTCTCTTGGATGTATTTCACCAGCTTCCATGGCTTCTATATACATATCTAGTGATAGGTCTGCTAACTTCTCAAGCTTCTCTTTTCTTGTCATTACTGATAGTCCCTTGCTTTTTGATATTCGATTATATCATTCTTCAAGTGATTTGTATAGGCTGCTACTCCTATTAGGTTCTGAGCTGGTATCATAGATGACAAAGTATTAACTTGGTCTCTTGTTCCCATCTTCCCTGACATAGCATCAGATATAGCACCATAACCAGATATTACTCTACCACCAGTAGGACCACCTATAACTCTCGTAAATGCTTTATTAGCTCCATAACCAGATGTTAGGTCCATTGTAGTTTCTATACCAGTTGAAGCATTACCCATCATAGGGTTCCTTAATGCAGCTCTAGTAAACAATCTAGTCCAACCATCTTCTTTATCTGTATAGTATCTGTCATCTTCATCCATTACTCCTGAGTAGACAGCAACTTCTTCTCCTACCTTTTCCATAGCTATTAGTATTGCAGAGGCTGTAGCAGCTCCAGTCATAGCCATAGCACTACGTTCATTCATACCAGCTAACATAAGTCTCTCGTGTGATAACATAGTGAAAGACATAAACTGTTTAGATAGTTTAAATAGAAGGTTAGTACCACCATCATTTACCCATGTAGGTAATCTAACTGCATCAGGCCTCATGATTGCATCTCTACTCATTCTTTGTGTAGCTATCATAAATTGGTCAGCTACTCCAGCATCCCACTCATCAAAGTTAAAGTCTTCTATGTTACCTTTCTTGTCAAGCTTAACTGGTTGCTTAGATATAATCTCCATATCTTCAGGATTGATACCCCATCTCATAAGGTCTCTGCCATGCATACCTTTAGCTGACTCTTTGATTATCCTTCTAAGGAAAGCTCTTGGTAAAGCTATCTGAGTCAATGTAGTAACACCTTCTAAACCTGAGTATCTAAAGAACTTCTGTGAACCCTTCTTTAAAGCATTCTCTAAACCTTTAGAGAAAGTACTCTCTATATAATCAGTATCACCATATGTATACAAGAAGTTATTAGAATAGATACCATTAGCTTCTGACATGCTTCTAGCATCATCAGCCCACGTATCAAGCTTCTTACCTCTATACATATCAATAG